CCGGATGTGATTGATGAGGGTCTGCTCCGCACTGTCGCAGAAGATGTACTGGATCTCGCCCCAGCGGGCAAAGACAGCGATGCAGAACTCCAGCAGTCGGTCGGCCAGAAAGTCGGCATCCTGCGCCACCGGGTCGATGCGCTGGGAAGCCAGCCCCACCACGCCGGAATAGCCCGGCAGGATAGCCGTTGCCACAAAGGCATGTTTGGACCCGTTGCCGCCAAAGTCCACGCCGATGCGCACCCGCCACGGGTGCAGCGGCTTGTCCACAGGCCAGAAAAAACGCCTATCTCCGGCGGCAAGGCTGTCGGCCAGCAGGCGGTAGATCACGCCGTTGGCGGCCATCCACTGCCCCAAGATAAAGCGGTTATAGTAGACCGTGCCGGTGTATTCTTTTTTCAGATCGGCCACGAACTGGGCCGGAAGTGTAGGGTTATCGTCGATGGTATACGCCTGACAGTAGATGTCAGCGTCACTGTCCAGAAACTTCTTGAACCAGTGAGTGGGGCTTTCCGGGTTGCAGGTGCCGTCAAAATGGGAGTGGGGGCAGGAAAGGCGGCTTTTCAGCATCTGGAACACGCCCTCGTCCCAAGTGGTGATCTCGTCACCGTAGACATACTCAAAGGCAGCGCCCTGGATGCGGGCGATGTGCTTTTTGTTGTCGGCACCGAGGACATAGACCTTTTTGCCGAACAGCTGCACCACGTTGCCTGCTGCCGAGGTGCGGATCATACCTACAAGGTCGGGGCCCCAGAGCTCCCGCATCAGGGACAGCACATTGCGCTCCAGTGTGCCCAGGGTGTTGCCCATGAGCACCAGCAGGCCCTCGCCCCGGGCCGCGCAGATCCGCTTCGGGATGGTCACAGCGCAGTCCAGGTAGGTCTTGCCGCTTCGGGTGGCCCCGGTCTTGACGTTCCACCGGTGGGAACAGTTGCGCAGGTACTCCTGCTGAAACTCAGTCAATGGCACTGTCCACACCTCCAAGCAGCTCCTTGGCCTTTGCCAGAGCATCCGCGCCCGGGTCTTCCTGCACGGCTTCCTCCCCCAGCATCTTCAGCAGCACGGCGGCGGCCTGAGGGTTGCCTCGCTTGGCCTGCTTTGCAATGCCCATGACCACGCTCATCTGGTTATCCACGTCCTCCGGGTCAATCTGGTCCCGGAGCATGGCGTTCACCCGGCGGCGGTCGGTCTCCGGTAGGCTCAGGTAGTAGTCGGCCGCCTGACGCATGGACCGTTTGCGGCGGCGAGCCGCACCGGATGCAATGCCGCCCTTCTGGGCAATCTCTCTCTGTTCGCTCTCCGTTCGTTCATTGAACGGAATGAGATTCTTTTCATTCGACACGTCACCACCTCTCTCGTCGTCAGGGTACAAAAAAGCCGCCCCGGGACAGCCCGGAACGGCAAGTGTGATCTTTGAAAGCAGCCCGCAAAGCACAAGAAGGAGAAAAATGCTGTTAAGCGGCAAAAGGTCCAAAAGGAGCAATTCATTATGGAGGTACTCAGGAGGCTGCTTTGAAGCGGCGCACCGCTTTGCGCGGTTCCGCTTGTACCCAGAATATCACAAATGGGGTGTTTTGCACATGGATGCAGGATGGATGTGATGTGGAATCATTCCAGTGTATCCCAGAGCAGAGCCAGCCGCTCACAGCCCCGGCGGATGATCTTTGAGACCTCGGAATTTTCGCACAGCCCCAGAGCTTCCACGATGGCGGGCTGGTGCTTGTTCTCGATATAAAACATCCGGATGCAGTCACCCTGTCGGACGGTCTCGGGGTCTACGGCCCCGGTGTAGGCCCTGCAGGTGGCATTCATCTTCAGCAGTGCAAGGCGCTGCTCCATCTGCTTCAGCTCCCGTTCCTCTGCATCCAGCCGGGCAACGGCACCTCCGACCTTATCACCGGAACTTCTGCCTGTGGGCATTCCGTTCAGGCTCTGGGTGCATTTCTCGGCAGCATCCCGGATGCGCTGGATCTTCTGCTTCTGGGCCTTCACGGCGGCAGCACCGTCCCGGCACTGTTGGAACCATTCCTTGACCGTTTTATAATCCGTCATCCCCACACCTCCACACGCACGAACACACCGCAGGGGTCCGACCAGAACTTCTCCACGATCTCGCTGCACACCTGAGCATCATCGTGCCAGAAGTGCAGGCGGGTCATCTCGTCCTTGAGGGCCTTTTCCAGATTGTCAGTATCAGGTTTGGAGGTGCGCCAGCTGCCGTCCGGGCGGCCCTCGGGGGAAAAGCACCACTTGACCACCAGCCGCACTGGCTTCCCGGCGGGCACGGGCTGATCCGGTGCATGGGGTGCCAGGTAGGCGTGGAGCTTGGCCCGGGCGGCTTTCAGTTCGACGCTGTCGTGGAGCACGGCACAGGGCTTGCCGCCCTTCATGTAGGCGTGCAGCTCCTTGGCGTTGTGGGTGGTGGTGGGCGGCTTCATGGGCAGGAAGAATTGAGCAATGGGCAAAAATTGCACGTTCGTTTCACCTCGTTCTTTCTTTTTTGTTCGGCCAACGTGATGGGGAGGGTTCCCCGGAGGGATGGGGGCTGTGTTCGCCCCATCCTCTGGGAGACCCCATCACACACGGACGGATTTTGTATATTATATATAGGCTATTTTCCGTCCCGGATTCGGAAAAATAGCCGCTATTTTCCGAAATCCGTAAGCGGATGCGGATTTGTGATAGCCGCTATTTTACCATTTTTGTACTATGTGTAAAGCAAAATATTGCAGACTGTAATTTATCCTGCGCTGCCGGGTTCTTTGCGGCCGATGTCCGCGCCGTCGATCCAGAAGCCGCCGTCCGCTTTCAAACGACGGCGTACGGTATCCGGTTTCAACCCCATATATTCGGCCATGGAGTAGACCGTTACCTTTCCGTCCATCATGCAGGCTTCAAAGGCAGTGTCCAGCTCGGCCTTTTTGTCCTTGCTGACTTTGTCCTTATTGCCCCAGCGCTTGGATGCGCCCCGGGTACCCAGTGACTTGTAATCGCTGTCCGGCTGCAGATCCTCCAGCAGGCCGGTGTCCGGCTTGTGGACGGGGTAGTCGAACCAGAGGTTCACCGGGTCGAAGCGTGCAAACTCGCGCAGGGTGCCCTCAATGCGCCAGGCGGTCATGCTGTCGGCTTTTTTCTGGGCGGCTGCGATCTGGGCATCGATGGCCCGCAAGTCGGCAAGGCCAAGGTGTTCTTTGGCAATGGCCAGCATCCGGCTTTTGCTCAGGGCATCGTCCGGACCGTAGGCATCGGCATGGCCGCGCTTGTCCAGCATGGCCTTGAGCACCCGGCAGGCGGCCTTGTTGTGGAGCTGTTCCAAGATGGCATCGGTGGGGGTGAGCTCTGTCATATCCAGCATGGCATCCGGGTCACGGGCAAACACGCCGGAGCCGCTGGCGCGGTCCATGCTGCGCTTGCCGCCCTGGGCACCCTTGGAGTGGTGGTGGCAGTAGATCACGGCACAGTCCAGCGCACGGCAGACAAGGTCGAACTGGTTGCAGAACTTTGCCATCTGGTCGGCGCTGTTCTCGTCACCGGTGATGACCTTGTAGATGGGGTCGAGGATGACGGCGGTGTAACCTTTCTTACCCGCCCGGCGAATGAGCTTGGGGGCCAGCTTGTCCATGGGGACGGAAGCACCGCGCAGGTTCCAGATGTCAATGTTCCGCAGGTTCTGCGGGGGCAGGCCGAGGGCAGTATACACATCCTTGAAGCGGTGCAGGCAGGAGGCCCGATCCAGCTCGAGGTTGATGTACAGCACCTTGCCCTGGGCACAGGAAAAGCGGCCCAGCCAGGGCGTGCCCTCGGCAATGGCGATGCACAGCTCAATGAGGGCGAAGCTCTTGCCCGCCTTGCTGGGGCCTGCCAGCAGCATCTTGTGACCCTTGCGCAGCACCCCGGTGATGAGGGCATCGGCCAGCGGCGGCAGGTCGTCCCAGTCGTCAGCCAGACTTTCGGTTTCAGGCAGCTCATCGGTCTCGGCTTCCAGCCAGTCCCGCCACTCGTCCCAGCAGCTTTTGCCGATGTTGGTCTCCAGCAGGGTCTGCCGCTGACTGCCGCGCAGGATGCCGGGCATCCGGGAAAGGCGGCTGGGGTTGCGGTTCTGCTGGTCGAGGGTCAGACCATTCTTCTGGCAGGCGGCATAGAGGTAATCCACCCGCTTGCGGTATTCGGTGTAATCCGGGGCATCCACCTTGACGATGGCGTGGACGCTCTTGCCGCCGGAGTAGACCAGGGCGGCACAGGGCAGCTCCAGCTGCTTGATGATGGCCTGTTGTCTGCCCAGATCCATGTTGTCGCATTCCACCAGAGCGTAGCGGTAGGCGGTGATATTGGCATCCTTGCGGCCCGTTCCGTCCACCGGGTTGAAGCAGATCCACGCGCCCACCTCGGGGTCGCAGTCGCCCACCACCTTGCCGATGTCCCCGCCGCAGGTGTCCAGCTCTGCGATGAGCTGGCCTGCGGTGCGGTCCCAGCAGCCTCTGGTGGGTCGGCGGCGGTCGTCGGCCATGAAGCTCTCGGTCACATAGGCTACGTGCTCGTCCTGTTCAAAGAGGGCCTGCAGGTAGCGCCTGAGCTGGTCAACTGGGTCCCACTGCTCAGGCAGAGCCAGGTCATGGGATTCCACCCACCGGGGGTCCACCAGCTGCCCCTCCGTTCTGGAGGAGCCGGTGGTGAGCTCGTCGCCCCAGTCCAGCGCGTGGCCCGCGGGGCCGCTCCATCCGTGGCTGTAGGCCAGCTGGAAAATGCTGCTCTCGGTGACAGGCTTTGTGCTGCCGTGAAAGCTCTCCCACTTCCGGGTACACTCACCCTTGTGGTAGCGGCCCCCGTCCCGGGCGCTCCATGCTTCCCAGACGGTGACGGGCAGGCCCGCTTCCTTGAGGCCCATGCCCACCATCGTCCACTCCTCATAAGTCAGGGAGGCCGGGGAAATGAAGTCCAATGCTTCTTTGAGTTCGATCTCATCATTCATCTGCGTTACCATACATCCCATGCGGGTGTTTCAGGCGGCGTATAGGTGCTTGGGGTAACACCCTTGGGCACGCCTCGCCAGCCCTGGGCCGCAATGCGGTCGATCATGTATTTGGCCTGCTCAAAACTCCATGTGCCCACATGCTGGAAGCCGTATTTTTCCAGACAGCGGATCTGTTTGGGTGTGGTGAGGCCTTCGTCCCGGCGTTTGTGCAGCCGGTCCAGCAAAAGGCTGGCCTTGCCTGCCGATTCCACCGCATCCGGCAGAATGCCCAGCTTTTCGAGGGCGGTGGTCTGCTGTTCGGTGGGCGGCCCGGCTTCCCAGCCAAAGGCCGGCACATAGCCGGAGAGGTCCTCGGCCTGAATGCTCATTTCGTATTGGAGCGGGTCCACCAGCTTTGCCTTTTTGCGGCGCTGTTCGGCCAGCTGTTTTGCAAGGGCTTCTTCCCGCTGGAACACTACGTCCTCGCAGGCCTGAGCGGCGGCTTCCTCGATGTCCTCGGGCACACCGGTCTCTGCCAGATTCTCGGTCATCTGCCGGGCCACGGCCCTGTCCTCGCACACAAGGTCTGCCGGGCGGCAGAGCTCGTGCTTGTCGGTCATCCACAAAAAGTCGAGGAGCAGCAGATCGGTCTTGCCCTCGGCTAGACGTGTGCCGCGTCCCACCATCTGGCTGTACAGGCTGCGGACTTTGGTGGGCCGCAACACCACCACACAGTCCACACTGGGGCAGTCCCAGCCCTCGGTGAGCAGCATGGAATTGCAGAGCACGTTGTACTTCCCGGCATCGAAGTCGGCCAGCACTTCCTTGCGGTCGGCGCTCTGGCCGTTGACCTCGGCGGCCTGGAACCCCTTGGCGTTGAGCAGATCCCGGAACTTCTGGCTGGTTTTGATGAGGGGCAGGAACACCACCGTCTTGCGGCCCCTGCACCGCTGCACCATCTCGGCGGCGATCTGCTCCAGATACGGGTCCAGCGCCGTGCCCAGTTCTCCCACGGCGTAATCGCCGCCGCTGAGGGCCACGCCGGAGATGTCCAGCTGCAGGGGAATTGTCTGTGCCATGATCTTGCACAGATAGCCCTCTTTGATGGCATCCGTCAGCTTGTACTCATAGGCCAGGCTGTCGAACACCTCGCCCAGGTTCCGCATGTCGCCGCGGTCGGGCGTTGCGGTCACGCCCAGCACCTTTGCACTCTCGAAGTAGTCCAGGATGCGGCGGTAGCCGTCGGTGATGGCGTGGTGGGCCTCGTCAATGATGATGGTGCCGAAGTAGTCCCGGGGAAAGCGTTCCAGCCGGGCGGGGCGCTGCAAGGTCTGCACGCTGCCCACCACCACCCGGAACCAGCTGTTCAGGCAGGTGGATTCTGCCTTTTCCACGGCGCTGACAAGGCCGGTGGAACGCTGGAGCTTGTCTGCCGCCTGTTCCAGCAGCTCGCCCCGGTGGGCCAGGATGAGCACCCGGTCCCCGGCACGCACCTGATCGGCGGCAACGGAGGCGAACACGATGGTCTTGCCGGTGCCGGTGGGCAGCACCAGCAGCGTGCGCAGACGGCCCTGCTCCCACTGGGCGTGGATGCTGTCCCGGGCGGCCTGCTGATAGGGACGCAGGGATTGGATGTTCGCCATCAGAATGCCCCCTGTGTCCAGCCCTGAGCGGGCGCGGCCTTAGGTTCCGGCGGCGGCAGGAAGCGAGTGACCTCATTGCTCTGGCCGGTCTTACCTGCGTTGGGGCCGCTCTGCTTGGTGTATTCCCGGATGCCCAGACGGCACCAGCCCCGGGCACCCACCACCTCGTTCCAGCGGGGGCGGAAGGTCTCACCGCGCTTGCACTGGCCGATGCTCTCAAAGAAAGCACCCAGCAGGCCCTGGGTCTTGGTGTGCAGGTACAGGCGGTCGGTGACGGTGGTGTCACCCTTGGCCCCGCCGAAGATCTTCAGGGTCAGCTTTGCCATGGAGCAGGGCGGCAGCTTGGCGCTGCCCTCAAAGCGGGCACGTTCCATGCCGGTGACCTCAAAGGCATAATCGCCCTCGGGCAGGAGCACGAACTCCTGCTGCTCGTTGGTGAATTCGTCGTCCCAGCTCAGGGCTCGGTCGGTGTTCATGTCATTCATAAGTAAGTTCTCCTTTCAATTGTCAAAACGGCAGGTCACGGCTGTCCAGCACCATCTGGAGCACCTGGGGCCATGCGGCCACCAGACAGCCCTCTACGAAATCAGCCGGGTAATCCTTAATGGGCATATCCTCGGGGAAATAGCCCCGCTTGCCCACCACGGCCTGTAGCTCCTCGGGTGTGACGTTGTTGGCGCTCATCAGGGGAGCCAGCTTCTCCGGGATTCCCAGCGCCACAAGCTCCGGGGTCAGCAGTGCTTTGGGCACCGTCTCGGCGGGCGGTTCCGGCTGCGGGTCGGGCGCGGGCAGGATGTCGGCTTCCGGCTGGGGGTGCGGTTCCGGCCTCGGCTTCGGTGCGGGCGCAGGTGCGGTGCCGGGGATGCAGGCGGCGATACCGGCGTAATCAAAAGGCATCTCGTCGGGCAGGCCGAAGCGGTTCTTGGCATCCCAGCAGGGGTGATGGGTGGTGTACATGACCCGACGGCCACCGGTGACCTTGTTTTTGGCGTTGGGGGCGCTGCTGCTCTTTTCCACCACGGTCTGGTAGTTGACAAAAAGCAGCATATCGCACCACTCCCGGATCAGCGGCTCTACCTGCTTGGTGGTCTTCATGGTCCAGCGGTCGTAGGAGCCAGCAGCGTCCGGCTGCTCGAACTTGGTGATGGCCGCGTGGGCAAGGACCAGAACATTGTGTCCGGTGTTCAGCACCTCTTCCAGCGCGTCCAGCAGCTTGCCGAACTCCTCTTTCAGGTAGGTGTAGCCCTTGCCGTAGCCAAAGCCCTCCAGCCCGTCCACCTTGGCCTTGGCGCAGACGGCATCAATGGCCAGCCGTTCGGCCCAGTCGGCGGTGTCAATGACCAGCGTGCCGCAGGGGATATTTCCCCTGCGCACCTCGGCTACCTCGTCCAGCAGCATGGCCCAGCTGGTGGGCTGGGGCAGGCGCTTGATGTTCAGCCGCTTGGTGCCGCCCTCGGTGTCGATGAACACCGGGTCCGGGAAGTGGGAGGCAAAGGTGCTCTTGCCGATGCCCTCGGGGCCATACAGCACGGTCTTGACCGGGGAATCCTGCACCCCGGCGGTGATGGCATACTTGCTCATTTAGAACGCTCCTTTCGTCCAGCTTCTGGGCTGGGGCTTTTCGGTGACAGGCGGCTCGGCATCTTTTACCATGCCGTCCTCAATGATGATCTGGCACTCGCTGCCGGTGGAGACCCGGGTGGCGATGGCCTGCAGGTGCTCTGCTTCCAGCCAGCGGCCAAACTCGGTCAGGGTGGTCATGTCCATCTGCTCCAGCTTGTCCAGCAGCACAAAACCGCAGTCCGGGTTCAGGCGGCGGACGATGGCGGCGGCTACCCGCAGCTGGTCACTGCCGGACATATCCCGCCAGTGCTTTCCATTATAAGTAAGGGCACCGTCCTCCACACTCAGCTCAGGCAGGGGCAGGTCGGCACCGTTCAGCAGGGCCATGCGGTCAGCCCGCTTCTGGGTGATGGCTTCGGTGAGCTTGTCGTAGTCGCTGGCATACCGGGCCGCTTCATCCTCGGCGCGGGACTTTTCCAGGTTGGCCCGGACCTTGCGGTTGGTCTCCTCGATGCCCCGGATGGATGCCTCCAGCTCTGCGGTGGATTCGTCCTGCAGGTTCTCGGCAGATCTCCGGGCCGTGCAAAGCGATTCATTCACTTCGTCCTGCTCCTTCACCAGCAGCGCAAGGGTTTGTTCCAGCTGCGTGCGGCGATCTGCCAGCACACGGGCTTTCTCTTCCAGCCCGGCAAGATTTTGGCGCAGCCGCTGATTCTCGCCGTTGCGGGCCAGGATCTCCTGCTGCTGGCGGATGAGGTCGGAGGCGCTGACCGGTTCCTCCGGGGCATCGGGGTAGGAGATCAGCTCCTCGGCAAAGTGCTTTTTCTGCTGGGCCAGCTGGCCGGTGAAGGTGCGCTTGTCGTACAGAGACTTGATCTCAAGATCCCGGACGTGCAGCTCGGTGCCGATGCCGATGATGCGCAGCAGGATGTCCGCTTTCTCCTTGTCGGATGCTTCCATGAAGCGGGGCAGGTCAAGGGCCAGCGGCTCGATAAAGGCATTGAGCAGCTGCTGGCCGCTGCGCCGCCCGGTGGGGTCGGTAACGGTCAGGGTGCTGTTTTTGCCCTTGCGCTCCACCACCACGCCATTGGAAAGGGTGACCTTGAGATGGGCGGGAGCCACGGCCCCGTCCCGCTGTGCGGCATTGGGGCGGAAGCGGTCGCCACCCAGCGCCCAGGCAAGGGCATCCAGCACGCTGGTCTTGCCCTGATTGTTGTTGCCGCCCACGAGGGTGAGCCCGGTGGGGGCGGGGGTGAGCGCAACGGCCTTGATGCGCTTGACGTTTTCGGCCTCAAGGGCCGTGATGGTTACAGACATCTGGATACCTCCCCTTGGATCTGTCCGAGTGTGTGAACAAGCATATTGGTCAGCTGCTCCCGCTGTTCGGGCGGAAGCCTGCGGAGGGACGGAACCACCATTTTGCCGATGTTCTGGAAAGAGCGGTCGGCCAGCAGCACGTTGTCATAGGAGCTGTGGGCATCCTGTTCACTGCCGGAAGCGGCCTGCTCCAGCTGTGCCCGCAGGTCGGCGGTCATCTCGGCGGCCATTTCCCTGGCCTGACGCTCCACCTCTTCCTTGTCCACCACCGTGGTGATGGGCTGCTTCTTGAGTGCATCATTCTCGGCCTTGAGCTTGTCGCCCCGGAGCTTGGCCGCTTCGGCCATCTGCCGGGAACCTGCAAGCTGGTTCTCCGCGTCCTTAGCGCGGGCTTCGGCCCTGTCGCGTTCAGCTTCGGCTTTCTGGCGCTGGAGGTTGGCCGCAATGCGGCTTTCGTACATTTCGTTATAGCTCCGTTCTGCCTTTTCTTTCTCGGCTTTCAGCCGGGCATTTTCCTCGTCCAGCCCCTGCACATCCGCAAGGGCGGCATCCAAGTCGTTTTTGGCAGTCTGGGCTTCATCCTGCGCTTTGCTTACCATGTTCCACGCCTCTTCCTCCCGGGCTTCGGCAGCAGCGGCACGTTTTTTCTCGGCTTTGATCTGGGCCAAAAGGGCCTGCACACGCTGGCTGTCACCACCAGCGGCCACGACCTGCTCGGCGCAGCCACTGCGGGCGATCAGGTTCAGGTCTTTGCGGGTCAGCTCGGGGAGCTGTTTTAATTCGTCAACTGTTGACGAATTAAAAGCCTCACCATTCTGAACCATCTTGGTCACACTGCCATGGCTCAAGCCCTTGCTCTCGTACCACTTTGTCCATGTGCCGCCGCCATACCGCCCGGCTTTGGCCGTCAGAGCATGGATGCGGGCCAGATAGATGCAAGAGATGAGGTATTCGTCTTGAGCTGCTCCATAGTGAAGGTCAAACTGCTGGTCGGCCTCGGCGGCCTGCCCGGACAGCTCCCCCAAGGGAGAGAAGTCAAAGCTGGGGGCCGAAGTCATCGGTGCAGAAGAACCGCTCGCCGATGCGGCAGGGACCGACTCCTCCTCTACCGGTTCGATGGGTGCGTTCTTGCAGGGCTTGGCCTCCCTGAGGGCCGTCAGCATCTGCTCCGGAAGCTCGTAGTCATCCATCGGAATGAACCCTTCGCTGGTCAGAAACGTTTCCGGGGTCAGCCGCTTTTCAGCGGTCTTGGCCTTGTCGAACTTCTGGGCCAGCAGATGGCTTTCCTTCCAGACCCGTGCGGATTCGTCCCAGCGCCAGAAGCGCCCACGGGTATAGGCGTAGTAAACATCGTTGCTGTTCTGGCTGATGATCATACCCTTACCTCCGTGCCCTTCAAGCGGTCCAGCATCTCGGTCTGTACATCCTTGTTCATGGGCTGGATGTTGTTGCCCTTCCATCCGTAGCAGAGGATAGGCCCGTAAAGCTGGCGGCCCCGGTACTTCCGGTTGAGCAGGCTGGCGGGCTGGATAGGTCCTTCGTACCGGCCCACGAACAGCACCGCCGGGGTGCGGGGCATCACGATCATCTCGCAGGGCGTACCCAGCCGGTTCTCAATGGCCCACAGGCTGTCGGGCAGGGACGCGATCACCGGAGCCTTGCCCGGCTCGGCTAAAATACCTTTCATTTGTAAAATCCTTTCTGATGTGATATCATCAAGGGTGATGGGGCTTGTGAATTCCATCACCCTTTGGGCTCGTCCGTGTTACCAGCACGGGCGGGCTCATTTGCTTTTCATGCGCCCCTCCGGTTCTGCCGGTACTCCGGCTCTTCGGTACGGGCGTGGGTGCGGTCAACGCGGCCATAGCGGCGGGCGTTCTGTTCACGGTCCTGGGCGGCAAAGCCCAGCCGCAGGAACGCTACCGCTGCCAGAACCAGGCACAAGGCCGTGACGAACTGGCTGTCAGAGATGGAGCTGCCCAGCTGTGCACCGCCCTCGATGCCCATGCCGTACAGCAGACTTACAGCACCGCTGGCAGCAGCCAGCCAGTACCAGACGCGGGATTTAATCTTCATTGGGGGATTCCTCCATTCTGTCCATGAGGTCTGCGGCAGTAGTCACTATGCTGAGCAATGCTTCCGGATTTCTTTGATCTATGCAAATCCCGGCAATCAGAGCGGCGCAAAGGGCTTTCTGTTCCATCTCTGTACCGCAGGCATAAATCTTGGGGTTCCCATCCTTACCCAGCTGGATTTTTAACTGAGCGTTCGGGCTGATATTCATGCTCCTACCTCCTGAAGACAATTGACTGCGGGTCTGCAGTCGTCCAATGCCCATCCGATGACCGGGTGCCATTCGCCATCAGCAAAAATCTGCAGCCCGGTGTGGCTTTCATCCTTAATTTGTCCGCCCAGCTGGTAGCAGCCAGATGCCTGACTACCGCCCCAACGGAACCACTTGTTCCAAAACAGCGGTGCGATGTACGCGCATCCAGTGGGCGCTGCGGCCCGCTCGGATGCAAGGGTGTAAGGTTTCATGCGGTCTTTTCCTCCTTTGCGATTGCCGGGAAGAAATACTCCCCGATTTTTTCGGGCGGAATGTGCAGCACGGTACAGATGGCGACAATTTCTTTCCAGCTCCACTTTCCGGCGTTTTCTGGCATGTTGACACGCTCATATAAGGTACTGCGGGGAATACTGGTTCGCTCGGCCAGTTCTTGAATTTCCAGCCCCTCGTCCTCAATGAGACGGCGGAGCTTGAGATAAGGCTTCTTCATGGTGATTCACCTCCTTGTTGTGGTTGCCTCCCTTCTGCGGTAGAATAGGAGCAGAAGGGAGGTGAGAACTATGCAGATGATTCCTGTTTCCTCGTCGAATTTGGAAAGTGTTGGTTATGAGAATGGTGTTCTTTGCATCGCATTCCATGGCGGACGCATCTACGAATACACTGGTGTGCCTGAAAGCGTGTATCAGGGACTGATGGCTGCTTCCTCGCACGGTAAGTATTTCCATGCTTACATTCGCAATGTGTATCCGTACAACCGCATTGCTTAATCTGTCACGATGAGCACAATTGCGGGTCCTTCGGCACTTAAAGTTTTGAGCTGATAAGGCTCAATGCGATAAGTTTCTACGCCGTCCCGACTAACCAGCTCTTCCACAAGCTGTGCAGTCGGCACATTTTCCAGCGCCCAGCGTTCCTCTTTCACAGGTTCGCTGGGCTTTTTGTTGTCATTCATGTGGTTCACCTCCTAAACTAAAACTGAAAAGTGTAATTAAATTCCACTTTTCTTGCAAAAAAAGATGGCATCACGCTGCTGCATGTCCATGCCGAGAGTGTTGGCGAGAGTGTCGATTTCGCTCGCCTTAAACTCGGTTTCATTGTCAATCTTCATCTGCAAAGAATACGGTGTAAGGCCCATAATCTCCGCAATGGCTTTATACTTCAGCCCGGAGTTGGCAATGATGGAACGAAGCGTAGTGGTATCGGTCATTGTTTTCACCTCCTCTCAAGTGGAATTATGTTCCACTTCCTGTATGATATCACTGAGTGGAAACAAAGTCAACCTTTTTTGAGAAAAAAGCAAAAAATACTTGAATATCATTCCACTATATGATAAGATAAGAGCGAAGGTTGGTGATTTTATGGCAACTCTATACGACAGAATTAAAAGCCGCCGCACGGAGCTTGGCTTAACAGTTGAAGAACTGGCCCATAAGATGGGCTATAAGGATAAATCATCTATAAGTAAAATTGAAAATGGAAAGGCAGACATTCCGCAATCTAAGATTGCAGCATTTGCGGATGCGCTGCAAACCACCCCTGCCTATCTGATGGGCTGGGAGGAGCAGCCCGCCCCGGCTGCATCCAGAGAACCTACCGTTCCGCCGGGCTTTGAGCCGATGCCAGCCATGGATGTGGTGCCGCTTGTAGGGCGGATCGCCTGCGGTACGCCCATCACAGCAGAAGAGAACATCGAGCAAATGGTGTGCGTGCCTTCCCGCTGGCACTCCACCTTTACACTGACCTGCAAGGGCGACAGCATGGAACCCCGCATCCACGATGGCGATCTGGTGGCGATTCGCAGTCAGCCAGAGGTGGAGAACGGCGAGATCGCTGCTGTGCGGATCGGGGAAGAGGCCACCCTGAAGCATGTCTATCTGCACGAGAACTTCATTGAACTGCGGCCGGAGAATCCGGCTTTCAGCAGCATCATTCTCAGCCGGGAAGATATGAATGCCGTTGTCATTGAAGGCAAGGCCGTGGGGCTCTGCCGGGATATCTGATGTTGGAGGTACCGCATGGGCGTTTTTGGTTGGCTGAAAAAGGCTACAAAGGTAGTCGGAAAGATGGTAATGGATGCGGCGGAAGAGCCGTCCAGGTATTCCCCGAACCCCGAATGGATGGGCCAGATGGATTTGGTTGATTCTCGCATGAACGCTCAAATATTAGCACCGCAATTTCTTAAACAGGCTCAGGAAAGTGCTAAGATTCTTTCCTCTACCACAGAACCGTCGGTGTTCTTTATGCGGTATGATTTTTGTGTTGGCCGTTTAATACAGCTGGAAGATTGTAAAAAGTATGGCGTGAAAGTAACTACAACTTCCTCGTTGGAAAAATATCTGGATTTGACGTTTCGAGAAGAAGCCGTTAATGAAATTGTCCAGCGTACACAAGAAAAATACCGGGACAAAATAGAAAGTTTGAAATCGCCCAAAGCAAAGCAGAACTGGGCAATAAAATATCATCGGGCATTTGAACCATATCTGTCATATATGAGCGATAATGCTAAAACGAAGCTCGACGAGTGCAGCGCAGAATTATACGCGCTGACGGAAATATAAACAAACATAGGAGGCCTTTTGTATGAAAAAGAAAATAGTTTCAATGGCGTTGATGGTGGTACTTTGTTTTGTACTTGCAATGTCTGCATTTGCAGAGGGAGTGCAGTACAAAACAGGCGATTATGTGGCCTATTCAGGCCATACGGACTTCGGATATTATTTTACATACTCGGTTGAGAAAACAAATACAAACTATAAGTGCTTTTCCGTTGTGGAAAATGGGCAGCGTGTGTATGCGGCTGTAAAAGAAAGTCTATACGACTATTACAAGAACGTATTCAATGATCAGGACGTTACATTTAAGGGAGAAGTTCAACGGTTCGCCGATGATGGTGCACCTGTTATTATGGCAACTTGGAAAGTTGTAAATGAAGATGGAAAGGAAACTCTCATATCTCTGGATGAGGATATAGCACCAACTTTCTATAAAAAGGGAATGGCACCGGATTTTAAACTGTTTTATGATCTTTATAATGACGTAACGGTTTCAGTTGCTGAAGATGGTTCCTATATGACGATTGATAATAATCCGCTTAATATGAAAGGCGGCTCGATTATCTTTAATGAAACTGGCTTGGAGCATGTAAAACTGACCAACAAAGCACTTGGATTGCCAGAATGGCTTTATAAAGAAATGGCAAATACACGAGCAATTGATGGCCGCCAGAAGGAAAGCTTTGATGATGTGACAGTTACCTGGTCTTATCACCCGAATCAGGGCTTGGAGGTTATCTACCGTACGAACAACTGATTGTAAATAAAAAAACTCCCCCGGTGCTACCAACACCGAGGGAGTTAAGATAAGCGGCTCACCCAGAAGAGGGCATCGCACACTCGACACTGCGATTATACCTCTTTTGGGCGGGCTTGTCAAAGTGTACCCCCAAAGGAGGTATTTTTATGGGAATGCGAACCAACACCGCCCAGTGGCTGCCGAACCAGAACCGTTGGCAGATCAAGGTGCAGAAGGACGGGGTGCGCAAGACGTTCACCAGTGCAAAGCCGGGCCGTACCGGCCAGCGGGAAGCAAATGCAAAAGCGGATGCCTGGCTGGATGAGGGCATTTGCAGCACCACCAAGCGCTGCTCGGAGGTCTGGAAAGAGTATCTGATCTCGGTGCGGGCCACCGCCGGCACAAGCTATGCCCAGCAGGTGGAGAAGTTCGGACAGAACTACATCCTGCCAGTGGTGGGCGACCGCCGGATCGGTGACCTGAATACGGGAATGCTGCAGGATGTGCTGAATCGGGCATACAAGGAAGGCAGCATGAACCCGCAGGCCACTCGAAAGAGCAGGGGAAACCTCTCTAAGAAGACATTACAGGGAATCCGGGCGGTTGAAGTCAGCTTTGTGAAATGGGCAAGGCAGCACAAATACACCGCCCTGCGGCCAGAGGACGAGGGGCTCACGGTACCCAGGGGAGCACGTCCAAAGGGCCGAAAGATCCTTCAGCCGGACGCGCTGCGGGTTCTGCTTTCTGTAGATACACGCATCGTCCGTGGCAAGGTTGAACAGGATGCCAATATCCATGCATACCGCTTTGCGGTCCTGACCGGCCTGCGCCCCGGGGAGCTGCTGGGGCTGCGCGTAGGCGATCTGGACGGAGACCGGATTCACATTGGCCGGGCTATCAATACCTTTGATGAGGAAACACACGGCAAGAACGAAAATGCTATCCGCACGGTGGTCTTGCATCCGCTGGCGGCTGCGGAACTCCACGCTCAGCTGCAGCAGCGGGCCTTTGAAGAGGAGCGGCCTCTTCGGGGAGATGATCCAATCTTCCTGTTGGAGAATGAGCACAGCCTCTATAACTACTGGCAGTTTTACCAGCGCAGCAACGGCATTGACCCGCCGGTCAGTCTGTACGAGCTGCGGCACACCTTTGTGAGCATCATCGAGGATGCCGTGTCCCCGGCAGAACTGCGCCGCATGGTAGGGCACAGCAAAAGTATGGATACTTACGGCTGGTACAGCCATGCTGTTGACGGCAGGGCTGACACGGCAGCAATGGCCGTTTCAGATGCTCTGGCAGAGTATTCTCCGCGTACAAAATAACCCACTTTGTAACCCGTTTTTATCGCTAGAACGGCGGACTGGTTCCGGGAAGTCGAAAGCTAAGTGTCCGAAAATCCGCATGATTCCAAGCAAAAACAACATGATAATCTGGGCGTGTTAAAAGATTTCTTGTTCGAATCCACCCGCGCCCACCAAGAACTCCAGTATCCGAACCGGGTACTGGAGTTTCTGTTTTGTAATAACCTTCCCGGAGGCTAGGCGGGTGGATTCGAACAGCATCGACCCGCCGAACAGTCCGGCGGGGAAAAAAGCCCCTGCGGGGCTTTTTTAGATGCGCGGCTTGCGAATCCACCCGCGCCCATAAAAAGACCGCCGACGTAGAGATACGCTGGCGGTTTTCTGTTTGCAGAGGATGGCGTGGCTGCTCTCGGGGGCAGGCAGGATGCCCTCTCGCTGGTTTGGCGGGGGTTTATCGCGTCATTGTCCTGAAGTCGAGAAGGGAATTTCAATTTTCACAAAAATATTTACGCCCCCGGCAGAAACAGCAGCGTGCCCCGGGCGGTCAGTACAGGCTGGAACAGGCAGCCCGCCAGCCCGGCGGTGAGCGCCACGACGAGAAACAGCAGTGCCAGGACCAGAACAAGCCGGGCCAGCCCGAAGCGGTGGTGCCCGGCGGGGACTTTTTTGCGCTGCAT